AATCAACTTCCGTGGCTTACCAGCGATCAGCAAACCACGCTCATCAGTCCAAGCAGCGATTTGAATAACGGCGGCTTCCAAAGAAGTCTCGTTCAAATCAGCTTGAGTAGTTGGGGTGTTGCTGTTTACACCGCCGGAGATCAAGGGGTGCGCTGTGCTAAACAAAGGAACGCCATCACCGCCGTAATAAACGGGGGAGTTAGTGAAACCATTGTTCAAGACTGCAGCAGCCTTAACTTGCTTGGTGTAAGCCATAGCACGGGCCAATGCTTTGGTGTAACGAGCTGACAAAGAGTCATACAAGTTATCTTCCACAGCTTCTTCAGTAATGGAGAAGCCTAAAGCGATGGTTTCGTGGTTGTAACGAGTTGTCCATGCTTCCTGTGCATTGTCATAGCTGATGGCTGAGCCTTCATTTTTGACAGGTGCGGCAGAGAAACCAGACAGTTTCGTCTCTTCTTCGAACGAACGCTCTGAAGTTTCGGTTTCATAAATTTCTTTATGTTGTTCACCGTAACGAGCGTACTCCATACCGAACAAAGCGTTCAGGCCGGGGAGCAGTTCTTTAAGTAGTTGTGCGCGGGAAATAGCCATGATTTATGCTCCTTATACGCCAGTAGGGTTGTTGTACTGGTGCATGGTTGCGTTGATCTTGACGATAAACTCAACAAATGTATCAGCGCCTGTTGCTGTCTCACGAACCACATCAATGATGCGGATAGGCAGCGTATTGGTAGTGTCTTGAGTGCCTTCGTCGATTGCCACTGCTGAATTACCAGTAGTAGTTGAACCAGCGTTTTGAATCAAAGCAATGTTATTACCAATAGCAGAGATGCCCATTCCGGCTACGGTTGTGCCAGAAGAACAAGAGACTACTTGGAATAGCGTATCAGGATCATCTGCAACAACTGCAAAAATCTGCGTGCCAGATTTAACTTGCTGGCTAGCTGGATAATATTGCTGTTGCTGAATTTGACCAGTTGAAGCGTTAGTAAAACTTACACCGAGGAAAATACCGCAAGGCGTGGCAGTTGTTGTGCCCGTGTCTTTTTCGATAGTGCCATCAGAAATACGTTTAACCAAGTCACCGTAGAAAATGTTAGTAGCATAGCCACTAGCAATTTGCATCAGGCGGGTTGCGCCTGCAAATACCTGTCCACCTATTAGGTTTACAGGCTTTAGACCGTAAGGGGCCGAGACTGTAGGATAAGCCATAAAAGACTCCTATAAATTTAAGTACCAGAACCGAAAGTAACCTTAGTTTTTCTCTCCGAAAAGAGAGGCATCCTAGGATCATTTTCACGAAGGAAATTGTTATCCACCGAGTCAATCTGAGACTTATTCTGCTTGTCGTAATAATCGGCACGCTGTTTTAAGAACTCTTCAGGAATACGGCACAATAACAACCCACCAATTTCAATACCGCCTTTAAAGCGGCCCTCAACGGTGGCGTGCATCATAAGCTCGGGATAATCCTCTGCTTTGCAGGGTTCATATCCTTCACGTAACTTAGAAGAAATATTGCTTGGATCAGCCGTACCCATCGTACTAATGCGAACGTATCTATGTTTCCAACCGGGACGGTCTTCGGGCATAGGCAACGTCTCAGGTGGACGCCACGCTTCAGGGCGTTGCATCGTCTGGCGTGTGTCCAGCTCACGAGCTGAACGATTTTGCGCTTTAGGAGCCGTTTGTACTTGATCCATTATTCACCTCTTCTTAGTTGAGCAACCTGTTTAGCGTAGAGTTCGATGGGCACCCCAAGACGGCGAGCAATCGCTGCTTCTGATGCTTTTAACTTCACGCGGTTAGGCGGAGTGCTACGGGAGGCCGGGGCCACCACGTTAGCGGGCTTTGTTGCACGGCGCGGAGGTTCATCCTCGTAAGCCGGTTCTGATGCCTTTTTAGAAGGGGCGTCATCTTCATAGCTCTGAGCATCATCATAATACTCAGGAAATCTTCGACGCATCGTGGCGTCTACTCGTTTGTAGTAGTCATCAGACCCCACAAAGTCTGCACCGTGTTCCTTAGCCAGCTTTTGATGCAACCCGAGGGCGGATGCTGTCATTTCAGGATCGGTGCCAAACCACGTGTTTTTCTGCATCCAACTTTGATCTTTTTGGGTAACAGAAGGCTGATTTGTACTGCGTTGTTGTATTTGTACATCATTTTCTTCAACTTGTAAAGGCCTCATGTTCTGAACTTTGTCTAAATTCAGTGTTGCCCGTGAAATTTCTACTTGCGCCTCGGTCTGCGCATCGTAATCTCCGGACTCAACAGCCTCTTTAAAACGCTTTTTGGCGTTGTCAAATTCCATTTCAGCGGAGCTCTTTGACTGCTCAATATACGCTTTTGACCCAAGCGACACTTGTTCTTGTAGCTTGCGGTTTTGATCCCACAACTGCTTGGTCAGCTTTTCAGCCGCCTCGCGTTCACGCAGTGCTTCTTCTTTGGCGCGGCGCTCGTCATGATAGCCCTTACCTAATTTTTTAATACGGGCTTGGACTTTCTCGTCGTATTCAGATAGTTCATCTTCGGTAACATCTTCCACCTGCGACTTCATGGGCTTGCGGCCACGATCTTCTGGTGGAGTGTCGTCCTCAATCTCTACTTCAAAGCTATCATCCTCTGCTACGGGTTTACCCTTAGCTTCTTCCTCTACTTCATGAGGAAACTTAAAGTCATCTTTTAACTCAGCTTGTGCCATGTGTTACTCCTTATGATGCACGTGTAATGCCACGGGGGTCTTCCACAACTGCTTCAACCGAATCATCATTGAGGATACGGAATTCACGGCCATGGATCTTCAGGCGCGTACCTGAATTAGGGCGGACGATGACAAAGTCACCCTCCTTGCAACTCGGCCCACTAGGGAACCGAGTGGTATCTTTGTAGCAGTCAGGCCCGAGCTTGACTACAAACAACACGGGGGTCAGCACTTCTTCGTAGTGCATGACTTGGCTTGATTTAATCAGGCCAGCTTCACTATCAGCAAACTCCTCCATAGCTTCCGGCACTACACAAAGTAGGTGAAAAGTCTTTGGATCGGGCAACTGCTTGGCTTTATCCTCGGCTGGCTTATTAAGAATGCCAGACAAGTCCACGGCAGCGACGTTAAATTCAGTCATCAGATTTCTCCATTTTTTGCACAAGGTCGTTGATTACATTCTCTGCAAGGTTAAGACCTCGGATCACCCCACAGATACTTCGATACTCTTCGATGTCAGCGGCCCTGCCGTTGGCAAGGTGAAAGCCTTGCTCCGCTCTAAGCCGCTCAAGCTCATTGGCGACATGCGACAAAATTTTGTAGTCGTTCAATTTCTGTCCTTCCTAGGCTTTTGGTTTGACCGTTGCGCCATCTGTATAGCCATCTGAGCTTTGTTCTTGGCAATATCAACGCCAATCCTCGTGCCCTCAAGCTCCTGCATTTTCTGAAGTTTGTCCTTGGCAGCGGCTGCACTTGCGCCCACCTGCATAGCCGCGATCTCTTTCTGCGCCGCGATGCGTGACTCCTCGATCTTGAGCTGGTCGGCTTTGGCCGCAGCGTCGATCTGCTGCTTCTGCGCTTTGAGCTGGAGCTCCTGCATCTTGATCTGCAACTCCTGCTGCTGCATCTGGATGATGGGGTCTTGCGCCTGCTGCATCGCTTGCTGCTGCGCGGCCTGCGCTTGAGCTTGTTGAGTCATGCGAGTCGATGCTTGCGCAGCAAGTTGTGCAACTTGTGCAGCCACTTCCGGCTCCATGTTCTTCTCCTGCTTCTCGGTTGGCAAAAGCAGGCCAATAGTCTTCTCGACCTCTGTGCGGTACGCAAACGCCAAGTGCTCGTTGATGTGCGCCATCATCGCAGCCATGATCGCTTGGCCTTGTGGTGTACTCTGCACCAACGCCATGATCTTGGGGTTCTGCATCATGCTTGTATGTACAGCAATGTGGGCTTGGTGGTCCTGCTCAAGGAACGCCTTCATCGGCTTACCCGTCAGCGCATTCTGATTCTCCTGCACTGGGTCGATTGGTGTAGCGTCGTCCTCAACAGGCACAAGCTTCGCAGCATTCTTGATACCCAACACCTCAATCATCTGACGATGCAAGAGCGGCAAGTTGTATAGCTGCGGCGCTGTCTGCGCCAACTGCAGAGCGGCTTGATACTGCACGATCTTCTGCGCCATTGTTGCGGCGTTTGGATCGCTAACAGGAATCACAGCGACCATGTCGTAGTCAGCTTTCTTTGCCTTGCGTGAACCGTCAATCGGATCGTAGTCATACTCTTCTGGCGTGTAGTCAGCGATGATGGCTTTCAAGAGGCGGAACTCTTGACGCATTGAGTAGTGCATACGTGCTTGCACAGCACCCATCACCTTCAACGTTCTTTCAAGAATAGCCAACGTAGTACCCACGGGTGCTTGCGCACTCATGTCACTGACCTTCATGTCTCCTGCGGATGCGAACTGCCTACCCTCTTGCACAATGTTCTGGAACAAGGCAAAGAGAACCTGACTGGGTTCTTTGTACGGCAGAGGCAAGATATTGT